TGTGAGAATCGTGGCATTATGGCGCATAGCTCATTGACACAGACTACAGTATTAAAAGGTGCATTCAAAGACGACCTCGGTACTAAGAAAGAGTTTATGGACAATATTAAAATGCAACAAGAGTTTAGCCCACGTTAATATGTACCCGTTAGAACCTATGACCGTTGCAGAGATTCAACAACTAGTTGGCATTAATTTCATTCCAAACTTTCAAAAAGAAGTTGATGAGTTTATGACGCCTATGCGCAAACATATTGCAATGGGTCGACCGTTGAGTATGGGTAAAGAGACTTGGGAATATGCAGTTGCAGATAGTATTGCCGGATCTATATGGGCAGGTGCAGGCAATTCTATTGTTGATGTTAAAATTGGCACCGACACTGGATTAGATGTTAAAGGTGTTGGTAAGGGTGGATTATTAAAATCTGGTGGATACACTAAATCAGGCGAAGCTAGTATGTTTCAAACATACAAAGGTGTTACTGACAGATCTTTTTCAAAAAAAGATTCTGCTCTTCTTTGGCAAACTTTTATCGAAGGTTGGAACACTAAAGCAAAAACAGTCAAAGATTATTATCTACTTGTAATATTTAAAGATAAAAATTATGATTGTAGTATATGCGGATTTAAACGGGTTGGAGATCTTCCTGAATACAATCCTATGTTTGGATCGTTTACAACAGACACCGGAAGACCAAGTGATTGTAGTTGGCGGGTTGAGCAATTAGCCGATCCAAACCTACTTAGTACTGTTGTTGTAAGAAATAAAAAAAGATTAGAAATGAGATTACGTCCAGCCATGTATGATACAATGTATTCATTATCTATATACACATTCTAAAGGAAAATTATGACAACGGCTAAAGACTTGACGGATCATTTGATCCATCGTGCTAAAAATTTAAAAGAATTTGTAGTTGAACGCGAATGGGAAGAAATTCCCGTTGGTGTTGTTCGATTTAACATACAGCACACGCAAGGACATCTTGCTAGAATTTTTGTTCCTGCTCTTACACAAACAGAAGCAGAACATATGGTAGACGAATGGTTTGAAGGAGAATATTAATGGAACCCCGACACTTATACACATTCAAATGGACACAACCGTATTCAACATACCAGCAACGTCCATACCTGCGTAGCCAGCATGAAGCATATGAACAACTAGTTGAACGCATGTTAGAAGATGGTGATTTTAAAGAAGCACAATTAGCAATAGAAAAGGTTATGAAGTTATGAACTGGTTTAAACAAATGGTAGTTAAGTGGGTGCGGGAAGATTGGGATAATGCCAGGAATCAGCAAGAAGATTGTTATCCAAGTACCAAAATGAGCCGAGCCAATGCTATCAGCACTATCAGTGGTCGTGCTAGTATTGACAGCGAGCCCACACTTCAATTCAAAGTATATAATGCAGTTGGTGGTAAGATTGTAGAATTCCATCGTTACGATCCAAAGTCTGACAGAACTGATCGTCAAATTTATATCATCGGAAGAGATGAAGACTTTGGCGAAAAGATTGCTAAAATTTCAACACTAGAGGTGTTACGATGAACGTACAAGTACCAGCAGAAGGCATAATGAAAACAAACGATTGGGGAGACAGTAGAGTCTATCGAATTACTTGTAATTGTGGAGATGAAAATCACAATCATAACATGTGGGTTGAAGCAGACGATCACGATATTACTGTAACCATTTATACCACAGGCAAAACAAACTATTGGTCAAAAACACGGTGGTACCATATTTGGACATTGTTGACCAAAGGTTATATTGATACTGAATCAACAGTATGTTTAACCAAGCAACAAGCACTCAATTATGCAGAGACTTTGAAAAGTGCTATTGATGATCTCGAAACTTTTCGTAATACTAGACAAAACAAAGAAGAACGTGCTACAATAAAGAAAATGGCAAATGAACAGGATTGTGTATGAGTAAGATCAAAATAGCGGAACTGTTTTACAGTATCCAAGGTGAAGGACGTTACATGGGCGTCCCGTCTGTGTTTCTGCGCACATTTGGTTGTAATTTTAAATGTGCTGGCTTTGGTATGCCACGTGGTGAAATGAGTCACGAGGCTACTGACATTGCGGCTACACATACTATGATTGAGTCTTTTCAAAAGTATGAAGACTTGCCGTTAGTCAGCACAGGCTGTGACAGCTATGCCAGTTGGCATCCTGACTTTAAAGACTTGTCGCCTATGCTTACTAGCGAAGCAATCGCAGATCGTATTATGGAAATTCTTCCGCAGGATCATTGGAAAGATGAACACTTGGTCATTACAGGCGGTGAGCCATTGTTAGGTTGGCAACGTGCTTATCCAGACCTGTTGAGTCATCCTAAAATGGCAGGTCTTAAAGAAATTACATTTGAAACAAACGGTACTCAAAAGCTAACAGAAGAGTTTAAAGAATATCTAGCACAATGGCAGATGTATACTGATTTTTCTAAAGAAGTCACATTTAGTGTAAGTGCTAAACTTCCATGTAGCGGAGAGAAATGGGAAGAAGCAATACTCCCAGAAGTAGTTTGTGAATACGAAGACTTTGGTACGGCATACCTAAAATTTGTTATTGCTACAGAACAAGATTTTGCCGATGCTGAACGTGCTATTGGGGTCTATCGCAAAGCAGGATTTAAAGGACACGTTTACTTAATGCCAGTGGGCGGTGTAGAAAGCGTGTACACAATGAATAATAAGAACGTAGCAATACTGGCTATGAAAAACGGACTACGTTATAGTGACCGTTTACAAGTGCCATTATTTAAAAATGAGTGGGGAACTTAATGAAAAAGTTTATTAGAAAAATGTTTGGTATTGATAAAATACTAGAAGAAAAAGATTTGGCATTGGCTGGTGCTATCAAAGCCAAGGAAGACGAAGCAGTTGCTAAGATGTCACCAAAAGAACGTGCTACCAAACGTAAAGAACCGTGGGTGAGTGTTTTGGAAACACACGTGAATAAAGACAATCCAGCAAATGGCTTTTTTGAGCTTGACTGGAACGAGTATTTTGTAGTACAATTAAGACAAGCCGGATACGGCCTTGAAGGTGATACAGACGAGTTGGTCGTTGATCTTTGGTTTAAGACACTAGCACGTAATATGCTCAGTGACGAAGGACTGGATATGAATCGCAGTCAAGGTTTTATCAATGTTCAGAAACTAGACGCAAACAGATCGGAAATTGGATGACATATATTATAGTTGATACTGCTAACACGTTCTTTCGTGCTAGGCATGTGGTACAAGGCAGTGCTGATATCAAACTTGGCATGGCGTTTCATATTACCCTAAACAGTATCAAGAAAGCATGGAACGACTTTGGTGGTAGCCATGTGGTGTTCTGCCTCGAGGGGCGAAGCTGGCGCAAAGACTTTTACAAGCCTTACAAAGCCAATCGTAAAGAAGCTAGAGATGCATTGACTGAACGAGAACAAGAAGAAGACAAGTTGTTCTGGGAAGCATTTGACGAATTTAAAAAGTTTGTAACTGAAAAAACCAATGCTACTATCCTACAGCATCCACGCTTAGAAGCAGATGATTTGATTGCTGGCTGGTGTCAAGCACATCCAGATGCTAAACATGTCATCATTTCAACAGATGGCGACTTTGCACAATTGATTAGTGGCAACGTTAGTCAGTATAACGGTGTAGGCGATTTACATATCACACACGAAGGCACGTTTGATGCAAAGGGTAAACCTGTTAAAGACAAAAAGACAGGCGAGCCAAAAGCCGCACAAGACCCAGAATGGATGCTGTTTGAAAAATGTATGCGTGGCGATACTAGCGATAATGTGTTCTCGGCATATCCAGGTGTACGTACTAAGGGTAGTAAAAACAAAGTCGGTCTTACTGAAGCTTTCGAAGACCGTAATGCCAAAGGATATTCTTGGAACAATCTCATGTTGCAACGTTGGGTTGACCATAATGGCGTCGAACATAGAGTACTAGAAGATTACCTACGTAATGTACACTTGTGCGACTTGACTGCACAACCAGAAGATATTAAAAAATGTATTCGAGAAACAATTGAAACAAATGCCGTACCTAAAACTGTAGATCAGGTAGGTATTCGTATGCTTAAATTCTGCAACGCATGGGACATGAAAAAGATCGCAGACAACATACAGTCGTATGCTGAACCGTTCCAAGCAAAATATCCGGTTACCAAAGCCGCTCAAAATTTATTCGAGGAACAACTATGAGTAAAGTATATCTAATTAAACCTCTTGAAAAGAAAAGTATTTGTTGGCATATAGAACTGTTCCGAGATAATGCCGACAACACCACTAGTTGGGTCAATATTGAAGATCACTATCGCTGGGGTCAAGGATTTGTTGAAGCAGACATGGATAGTAATCTTCCATTTGAAGGTGCAAAACAGGCCTACGCTCGTACAGACTGCGGCTGGGGCTCGGAACTTGAAGATGGCGTTGCCTGCTACTTTACATACAGCGATGACTTTACTGACGAACAAAAAGAAGCGTTTGAAACATCTTATCACGAAGGCGGTGCGGCTTGGTTGTTTGACGGTGAGCATGATTGGCAAGTTGAAGATGATTACCTTACCATCGATGCTCCGTATCAAGTTAGTCTAGTTGAAGATGACGGCACAGTTATTGAAGAAAATGTCAAACTAAGATCTAGGCCAAAGCCCAGTACAAGTTGGCCTTTTAGCCCAGAATTTCCCCAGCCTGATAGTGAAGGCGGAGAAGCAGATTAATGTTAATCGAAGAATGTACATATAAAGAAACATGTCCCAATAGGACAGCAACTTGTGAGGTAATAACTATGACAGAGATACACGCCAAGCCCATCGTAGATGGCAAATTTTGGATTGTAGAAAAAGACGGCACTAAAATTGCCACACTACATAAAAAAGAAAATAACCGGTTTGTGTTATCCAGCACTAACGGCGAAGTAATGTTTAATAAAAAAGAAGACTTGCAAAAACAATTTGGCAAAGAATTCTTTCTGAAGAATACCAAAGTCAAAGTAACTTCCGCAGAACCTGAAACACATGAAGTACATGGATTTCCTGCCATGTGCAAACCATACAACAGCATGTACGATGTCAAACGTAAACTACCTTTGTTTACCAAATCAAATGCCAGTAAGAGTTTATATTGTGCTGGATACTATACAATTAAATTTGAAAAGGGATGGGTACGTAGTTTTTGCCCCAAACTAATTACAATCGAACGCTATCCAAATAAAGGTCCGTTTATGAGTGAGTTTGAAATGAAAGCGGTGTTGGCAAATGCAAAATCCAATTAACACTGCCGCACTGTTACAATTTACTCAACTATTGAAGTCAGCTGAATTGACGCAACAAAAAGAACTAAAGATGACAATTCAGCAGGCTAGATTACTTAATATAGCCCTTACTGAGGTGTTAGCCAAGCTGTCGCAAGATTATGAAAGTCTATTCCACGCATTAAAAAATGCATCTGCTACAGAAGTAGTTAACATACAACTAGATGGCGGAGTGTTTGGCGAGGAAAAATAGATAAATATATGCGTACATATCGAGACGTATATTATGAGTCGACCAAAGCCAAAAGTATTATTAGAATACATAAACAAAAAGACTTACAAAGCTGAACAAGTTTTGGAGTCTGAAGCCATCTGGGCTGTTTTCTATAAAGCCGAGCCTTTCAATCTAAAAAGTTTTAGTAGTGTAACCAGTTATCCCGGACCCAAATACAAAAAGACCAGTTTTAGTAATCCCGGCCATGCACACAATCTAGCAAAAAAATTAAATTTAACTTTTGGCACCACGGAGTTTGAAGTATATAAACTTACCACCGGTACCCCAGTTAAATGATCTCAAAAGAAACATACACCAAAATCTTTTTAAAATCTTGGGA